CCTGCGCGACCAACTCGCAGCGGCCCGGAATGAGACGCTGGAGGAAGCTGCGCGCGTGGTGGACATCGAGTATGAAATGCACAAGGATTATCGGAACGCAAGCCTACTGTGCAACAACGACGACGCCGCACAAGATAGGCTGGCTCGCATGACAACTTGTTCCGTACTTTCTGCGGACATCGACGCCCTCAAGTCCACCACCCCTGCCCCGCGCCACTCTGACGACGCAGCCGTTGATCGGTTCGCAGAAGCTATGAAGGCGAAACTAGCGACCAAGCGCGCAGATGGGCGTGGCGGCTGGGACAACAAGAAAGTGTGTAGCCAAGCGCTCCTTTCAGACTTGCTGCGCGGACACGTTGACAAGGGCGATCCCGTTGATGTCGCAAACTTCTCTATGATGCTTCATCAGCGCGGGGAAGCGATCATGTCTGCCACACGCGAAGACTGCCCAGAGTGTAAGGGTAGTGGAATGCGCGACAGCGGCGGCGTCCAGCCTTGGGGCGAACCTATTGATGTGCCTTGCGACTGTGAGAATACACCGCGCGAAGTAACCGTGCAGGAGGCGGCGCGGGTGCTGCACGGAGCATGGCTGGAAGGACGTTTCGAAAGCTCAGCTGATGAAGCTCTACAGGACATGATAGACAGCGGAGTGAACTTCGATTGTCACGATGCAATGGAGAACTGGTTCCGCGCAGCACTGGAGGAAACAAAATGACAGACGAAACAGAACTAAATCAAGCACGCCAAGACGCCGCTAATGCAGCGGCACATGCGAAGGCTATGGCGTGGATTGTGCGCTATTCATTTGAAAAAGGATACCGTTCTGCCAAGCCAGACACACAGCCGAATGAATGGCGTGATGCATGGCGCGCGTCTGAGGAACGGCAGAAGTTGAAAGAAATGGGATATATCGAGGAGGGAGATACGTATCGATGAAAGCAGAATATGTGGATCACATGGGCGATGACCTTAGCGTGGTGAATGCTGCGAGGGTTTCGTTTGATAAGGTAAGTGAGTGGGTATTTGATTATGACCAAGTGCCATGTGGCGTTGAACGCTTATCCAATGCCGACGCCCGCCTAATCAACTACCTCGCCCGCAACAACCACTGGAGCCCATTTGCGCATACGTCTATCAGTCTGCGCATGTCAGCACCGGTTCCGATCAGAACCCAATGCTTTAAGCACAAGCAAGGCTTTGTGGAGAATGGGGAGAGCCGCCGTTACATCAGTTCGCGACCGGATGTGTTTGCGCCTGATGTGTTTCGGTCTGCACCTGTCGGTAACGTGAAACAGGGTAGCGGAGAAACGCACTACGATAGCGACGATTGGATTGACGTGTACAAGGAAATGACACAAGAGGCGGTAGGAACCTACATGCAAATGATCCAAGACGGTGTTTGCCCAGAGCAAGCACGTTTCATCCTGCCGCAAGGATGCATCGTCAATTGGATCTGGACTGGCAACCTTGCAAGCTATGCGCGGTTCTACAAAGAGCGCACATACGACAAGGCGCAGAAAGAAACGCAAGACTTGGCCCGCATGGTTGCGGATATTATCAAACCGCTGTATCCGGTTAGCTGGGCAGCGTTAGTGGAGGAAAGCGCATGACACCACAACAGTTAATGGACCTGCCCTATGCGGGTATGGCGGAAAAGAAGTTGCGCCAAACTAGACAATGGGTTTTGACGCCACATGAGAAGCTAGATATTTTGATTGGGCGCGTTGTAGATGCTGCCGATGATATCAGTGATGCTGCGTACAATATTGAGAAAACATGGAGTGAAATTGAATGAAACTCACCATTGAACAACCCCAACTCGCCAACCTAATCAACAGCCCTACCAGCGTTGTTGAGGCAAAAAACACAATCCCGATCCTTGGCCATATCAAGCTGACTGCAAACGCGGACAACACTGTATCGGCAATGGCAACTGACCTTGACATCGGGGCGGTGACTATCGCGGATATTGATGTGGAAGCACCCGGCGAATTGACCGTGCCAGCAAAGCCGTTTGAGGCTATCGTCAAACGGATACCAAAGTCAGCTATGGTGGCGTTGGAATATGACGGATCTGTTCTCAGCATTAAGGCGGGGCGGTCCAAGTTCAACCTGCAAACACTTCCTGCTGATGACTTCCCGAAGCTTGGTAATGATGAGTACACCCACACGGCACAGATCGACGCGGCGGACTTCCTGCACCTGCTGAACAAAACCAAGTTTGCAATGTCTACTGAGGAAACACGCTACTATCTGAACGGCGTCTATATGCACAATGATGAGGTTGGCGACCTTATCGCTGTTGCAACGGATGGTTCGCGTATTGCAAAGATGACCTACGCTGGCGACGTCACTGTGGCAGGAGTTATCATCCCGCGCAAAACCGTTGACCGCTTGGCTAAGATGCTGGACCACGTTAATGGCGATGTTAAGCTTGAAACAAGTGAAACAAAGCTGCGCGTAACTGGAGATGGATTCTCTATCACTTCCAAGGTGGTTGACGGTACGTTCCCGGATTACGCGCGTGTCTTTCCGTCATCCATTAAAGCCACAATGAAGGTTGACGCTAAGGAGTTCAGCGCGGCGTCTGGTAGCGTTGCGGCTGTTGCTGATGCACGTTCAAAGGCTGTGCGTCTGTCTGTGTCTGGTGATGAATGTTCGCTTAGTGGTCGCGGTGACGTTGGTTAGGCTGTAAGCGCAGTGTCTGTTGAGTACGATGGTGAGCCTTTGGAGATTGGGTTTAACTCGGCGTTCACTGCGGACTTTATGGCACAGGCTGAGGGCGGCATGGTTAGCTTGGGTTTGAGTGGCCCTATGGATGTGGCATTGGTGCGGTTTGATGAATGCCCGGAGTTTGTGGGCGCATTGATGCCGTGCAGGATGTGAACATCGGCAATCAACATCGGCAAAAGTGAGGGCTGTTATGGCCCTCATTTTTTTTGTTGACGGGGTGGATTGGGGGGTGTAGTGTTGGGGTAGGAAAAGGAGATATGGATATGGCATATAACACAAATCACCTCGCAGCCCTCATGGCACGCCTTTCCAATGAAACCGCTCGGCACGGCGACAACCCGAACATGCAAGTATATCTTGAAGGTATTCGGCGTGAAATTAAATCTGAGGAGGAATTCCTTGCAAAGCATGGCGTTACAACTTACGCAAGCGACGATGATGACAGTATGACAATTGATGACATTCTTGCTGAATTGGAGGATTAATTGTGAAAAGGTATCAAATTTTTGCAAATGCGGTAGATGGTACACCAATTTATTATGGGTCTAGGAATAATCTTAATGACGTACCAAATAGAGACAATCTGATTGTGATAGACCTTGATACATTTTGTATCTATGAGGCGGAGAATGGCAAATGGATTTGCATTGACACTATGGAATAAAACCACCCCCGTCCTAACAAGCGGGGGTTTCCTCATTCCGGCGCAACCATTCACGACCTGCGTCTGTGAGATAAGCCGTGCCCATTGACCAACCTACAAGCCCTTCACCGATCAGGATGCAATATTGCGAATACCATCGTTTATGCCAAGCGTTAGGGGATTTTGCTAGGCATAGTAGGCGGCGGCGTCGGGCGTTATCCACGCGATGCCGCCTCCCCAGCTAACGCTGCATATGCTGCCCCATCAATGAAGCTATCAGCCCGATACGCGCCTTGATTGGAACGCACCATCTTGAGAACCTCCATAAACTGCCATCCCTGTTGCTCTGTCATGTGTACGCCAGTGATAGCCTCAAACGCCTTCACTGTTGCACCCATGGACCGCTCCCCTTGCGGCTTATCATAGGTTTTAGCCCTGTCAGACATTTCACCCGCAGCGGCTTCTAGGATACCCTGTGCGCTGTCAATGCCCAAAGCCTCTTCGATCTCTTCTCGATCATACCCGCAGCAGTCTTGCTTTGGTCTGGGCTGCGGCTGCCTATGCCACGGTACATAGTCACTCATCTTCCAACACCTCCTTAATCACCTCTGCCAGTTCTTCCAATTCTTCTGGCCCAATCATCACGTCACCCGCGTCTGTGTGTAGGATTAGGTATCCATCATCCACGCTATACGATACGTCTCCAAATTCACCGCGCATATTTAACACCTCCTTACAGGGTCATAAACCATCAATACATCCACGGCAAGATTTATGCAATTGATCCGTGCCTGTCTGTAAATCCATTTTCTTGATCGAATTGCTTTCTGGAAATCATTGCCGCAGTATGGCAATTAAACACACCAAGATGAATTTTGTTATTGTCAACTTGTGCCGAAGCTTTCCACTTAGCGCCGTGTCGATTTACGCCCGTGGCGATCCACGGCTCACCTCTTGGGTATTTTGCGGCGTTCTTTGAGTTCTGAAACTGCGTTGTCTCTCTCAGGTTTTCAATTCTGTTATCTAACTTATTTCCATTGATGTGATCTACCCCTACAGACGGCCAAGTACCGTAATGCATTGCCCATATGACCCTGTGAGCCATAAACTTATCTCGGCCCTTTCTTACCTGAATGTATCCGCGCTTTGACACGCATCCGGCGGGCTTGAACAAGTATGCCTTACTCCTACGCCTTCCAGATGTAGACTGCCCCCAATGCAATACGTCATCATTTATGTATGTATTTGCTTTAAACCAATCCAGAACCTCTTCGGTTTCCTTTTCATGGTTATCAAACGTAGCGCCGGATTTCTTGCTCATCAAAACCACTCCGTAAGCCTATCTTTCTGACCCTCGTGAGGGCAGTGCAGGAAAGCCTCAACCGCTTGTCTGTTGACATACCCGTTCCTGTCGTGCCACCCATCAGGCGCGCTAGGTGATCTAACATACTCAGCTTGCATCCCTTGCCCCTCTACGTGAGTTGCGCCCATGCTGATCTGCGTAAAAGCGGTGTGGTCTTTTTCCGACTGGAACACGTCAATACCTCTCCGCTTTCTAATCTTGTGGTGAAAGTGATGCAAGTAGGCATACAGCAGATCACACTTGCCAACAAGTTCTTTGCCTTGCTTCAAGAATAGGCTAGTTAGGCTCTCTTCTTTGGCTCCGTCCCCATGGGTCAGCATAAGGCCGTTGCGGCCATAGCCGTAAAATTTCAAGTGTCGCTCTGACATATTATACTCAGACGCTCGAACTCCCTCATTGTTGCCAACTGCCGCCGCAATTGTTTGAGACAACCCCCATCCAGACCGCCAATCATGGTTAGACATACAGTGCAACAAATCCACATCTGCCACAGCGGCGCATTCGCTGATAGCGTCAATGGACGCATACTGAGCCGCCTTCCATGCCGTAAAGTAACTTCCATCTGTGTCTTGTTTGGTTCCAGAAGTGGTGGCCTTGCCATCATCTGTGTGCAGAATGTCATTGCCCATCACAAACAAGATGCGCCCTACATTATCTGCCCGTCGTAGCAACTCGCGGGTCCCCTCAATCACCCGATGCCTAGCCACTTCTATGGTGTATTTATGCCCGGTCTCAGATGGCGTGCACAACTTGCCAAAGTGAACATCGGCCAGATCTAAAACCATTAGCTTGTCACCTACTGCACCGGTATTTACGCGGGGTGCAAACAGGATTCTATCTAGTGGCTCGTAATCATCAAGCGCCCCCATCAATTCCGAAACGACATCCTCATCCTTTTTCTCTGGCCTAAGCATTACGCTATAACCGTCAGTCTTAACCCAAACTGTGCTAGGCTCCATGCCGCTGCCGATTGCGTCCATAGCACATTGAATGGCCGGATCACGCGACGCAGCCGCCAATCTGGACTTAACCTGCCGAACGCTCAACCCCATGCGCTCAGCGATCTGTGCACGGGTCATCCCCTCAGCTTTTAGCCGAGCCGCTTCAATCTGCTCTTGCTTAGTATCGGTCATAAAAAATCCTCCTAGTGTGATACTAAGAGGTTTAGCTTGTGTTTTGATGTGGTGCAAATCAGGCGGGGTCTACATATGGGATCGTTTCAAATCCCTTGCCCTCTGCGATAATACAAGACACGCCATTAGGCGTTGTTGCGATCATCGTCCATGTGTTAGTCGCATGATTTGAGAAAATTTCAATCAGACCATTCTGAGCAACGCCGACGAATGTTCGACTTTCATCAAAACGCTGGTCTAGAATTTCGTACACATCTTTGGTGGATGCGCAGTTAGGACCTGTCTGAGCTAGTGCAGGTGTCGCAGCAATCATTGCAGCGATTACATACTTAAACATTTCTATCCCTCCTTTGGGAATGATACTCATAAGATTTGTGTCAATGGCTAAATCCGAAAACACAAACCCATGCGCGCCAGAACCAATGCCTATGATATAGCCTCCAAGCCTTACTGCACCAGCTTTCGTTATCGCCGGTGATGTGGTATCAAGTTAGTCGGCTGAGATCAGTAAGGCAGATAATAAACCGCATGTCAAGCCTTCTGATAAAGCGGCGTTGTCTTAAGGCGCTGAGAATGGCAGGAGGAGGGACCAAACCCAGAAAAGGGGGACACAACGCCGCCAAAACCCCATGCTGTGACGATATGGCAAAAAAAGACCCAGCGCAAGTTGCCGGGTTTAGTTACGCGTATCTGTTCTGATCTTTATACACCCACCAGAACGCAAACGAGGGGTGTTACTTGAGCGCGATGCAGACGGATGCGTTTAGCACGCTACAGACTTACACCGCTTTACCGCGCTCATGAGGTGCGTGCCGCTTGCAAGTCACATGTAACCAGTTCGTCGGTCAGTGACGACACACACCACAAAAGAGCGGTTATTGGAGCGGGGTCGGACATTGCAGACCGAACTTGGCAAACTTTACAGACTGGTGATCAAATCAATCCGTGCAGCCGCTGTGCTACTTACGCCCCGCTATTTCGGAGCGCCACCAAAGCAGCGCCCCATATTCTTACATACCTGCTGCGCGCGGGGAGTTATCAAGCACAGCGATAAACCACACTACTGCAAAGATACCCATGATCGTTCCTCCTATTTTGTTTCAGTGATGTTTAGATAGCATGGGCTGTGGCGGGTGTCAACATAGGAGTGTGAAAAAAGATTTGTTGACATTGGGTGGCGGGCGGTGTAGTGATTTGGGTAGGTTATAAAAGAGGAGACCTAGAATGACACGACAGCAACGCCGCCAAGAAGAGCGCCGCGCTAGCAAACCCGCACCAGCAGAAATTAATCGCACATCTTCGCGCCACAATAACCGCACAAAAGGAACGCCATACAGCCGCATGAAGCTTGTTAAGATTGATGAAGCCAAACACGGCAAACCAGCCGTGTTTCACGTCAAGTCGTACACTCGCAATACTGGAACGCAAGAGATCAAGGCGACACTTGAAAATATTGACTGGTTCTTCAAGAGCCTACCAATGAACATGAAGCTAGCAATGCTAGGCTAAACCCCAAAGGCCACCCCAACCCGGTGGCCTTACTTCTTCCAGCTAGTCAAAAAATAAAATCCAATCACAACCATCTGCACATAGTACAACTCAGCAGACAGCGGATCAGTGGTGCCTAATCCCAGAACCTTATCCCACAGCACTAGCTTGGCGTTGTATACCACAAACGGCAACGCCCACGCAGCCCGAACCACACTAGCCAATCCACCAACATGCATAGCCTCTACACGCGCCTCTGCGGTTGCTATGCGCTCATCTGCGGCTATCCGTTCAGCGTCGTTGGTGGCGTTTAGACGATCTCGATACGCGCCGCGCAATTCGCGTGCGATGCCAGACAATCCACCGCCAAGGAACCAATGAAGAACCCCGGATATCATCACGCCACCAACTAATGCCGTATGGGATAGCAAACGCAGTTACCAGCACTAGCGCCTCAGTAACGTCTGATTGCATGTACTCAGGCAGATACCCAGCAGCAACAAGCCAAGCCACCAATGGAGCGAATACATGCCGCAGCAGTCGGTTCAGTTCTTTCATCGTTTAAACATCCCCATGATAAGCTTCACCAGCCATCCAATCAGATCAAAACCGCGTTTCTTTGGTTCGCTAAAATCGGCCTTGGTCATTCTTATTGCCTCAGACCGAACACCATTAACCCGCGCAGTCCACCCGTTCTTGTAACGATACCACGTTTTTAGGCTCTGCATAAACGACAGGCGATATTCACACGCCGCAGTAATGACCTCCACGTCATCACATTCCAACGCCGCCTTGATCGTCTGCGGTCCAATACGCCCGTCCTGCTTAACACCCAAGGCGCGTTGCAGCCACTTAGCGCCACGCGACACACCGCTGTTTACAGCAGCGTCAAACGCCACCATATCTAGACCAGAAGGCAGATCATCAACGCTTACAGCGTCCCAGTAGTCGCGCCGATAAATATCCGCAGCTTGCTTCCACGTTAGCGCCTTGATATCCAAGTGTGGATACGACCGCTTGCTAATCCCGTATCTCGTCTCACCGCCCGGATCAAATGGATCATTCACGTATCCGCCTTCGCTAATCTTTGTGTGCGCTAGGCAATCTTCCCAATTCCATGCAGCCATTACTTTCGCTCCTCTACAATAGTTTCAACGCGCGTCAACCTATTCCCGTGGTCAATCTGGGTTTCTTTGATATCGTCCAGCCGCTCCAGTATTTTCTTGGTCGGATCTTCACGGCTAGGCGATTTCCATATCTGGTATAGCATAAAAACGGCGAACCCGACAGGAACCCCGTAAGTAGCCATTATCTTCTCAAGCAATAATTCAGTCACGCCTTAATGCCTCTAGGAGCATCCACAAGTTAAGAGGCAAGAAGAAAACGCTAGCATAAAGCCCTATCACAAATACCCCACCGCACATGGTAGCAGAATAAGACAGCACAAGAAACTGTGCAATGTGACTAGCTGACCCGAAAACAATCATCCAATTCCGAACTGGGCGCATAAGCCCCATCATGGTAATCGCGGATGTTGCCATATTCAGGAAAGCCCATCCAACAGCAGGAAACGAATACGCCAACCATCCCCACGTTTCCTCTCTAAATCCATCCCCATCCGTCATAGCGTCAATCCAGAACAGCACGCCGATGAAGAACAGCGAAAACTGCATGGCCATAAAGACAGGTCGGTGCCTGTCAATGCTATTGTGATAAACCCATTCGTGACTTACTTTCTCAGTAGCCATGTGACCCCCATCCATGCGCCACCCAACAACACCGCGACAACCGGCAACCACTCTGAGCCTGCCAGATACACACCAGCAGCCCAGAACACGCAGTCTTGATAATAGTCGTGTTTACGTGCCCCCATATACCGTAATTGCGCCACCTCCCACGCGACAAAAGCCAACGCAGCAATCACCCAGCCGAACGCAACGCATAGAGCCGCACCAAACACCACATGCCCCATCTGGTTAAGGCCAGCAGTGTACGGTGAATTGCGGAAATCGTCAGGAGCGAAAATCATATGATCTCACCGACACGCGCCCCAGTGGTATAAACGTCGTGCGTTGCCGTTG